TTGATGGATGAGCAGTACCGCCCCCAACAAACCAATGCCGTCTGGCCGCCCAGAAACACAATAAACAAATCAAACCCGGCGGGTATCACAACGGTTACCCGTGCCCAGCTTGAAAACCCACAGTTGATGGCGCAACGACCGGGGCATCTTGAGGAGATCTACGCTGATAACCCGTGGATGCTCAACAAGGGAATGGACGAGCCAATCTCGTCATTTCATCATGCCGATTTAGGGCTGGAGCATCTGCGCGACGAGCTGCACAACGCGACCCGCCCGAACTCAGACTTACCTGATCAACTGCGCATTAGACCTGAATCCTTGACCCGTATGTCAATGTCGCAAGCATCCCAGTTGGTGGGCAAGATTAACAAATACCGTGACAACCTCAAGGTTGAGGCTGACGCAGCGAAGGCAATGAACCCTGCTACGTTCACGCACAAAGAATATCCAGAAACTGGGATGAAGTGGGTGGAGCTGAAAGCACCTGAAGATGTGCCCGCAGGATATTCAAAAGATAAATCTGGCAATTTCCTTGATAGTTCCGGCAATTATGCTGCCAATCCAAACCTACCTGCGCTCGAAGATGCCTTGAAATACGAAGGCGACACAATGGGCCATTGCGTTGGCAGCTACTGTGACGACGTATTTGATGGTTCGTCCAAGATCTACTCGCTGCGCGATGCTCGCGGTGAGCCGCATGTGACGATTGAAACGAATCCGAAGCGGCTCGACTGGCTTTCTGGCGAGATGCTTGATGACTATAAGCCCGGCAGCTTCCAAGACTACCGCGAGCAAATGGATCGTGAAAACGGCCTTGAGAATATGCACGACTACGTGCAGCACATGCTGCCGGGTCTGCATGAGCAGTTGTCCCTGCCTGTTATTACGCAGATCAAAGGCAAGGGCAACAAGAAGCCCGTCGACAAGTACCTGCCTTACGTGCAAGACTTTGTTAAAAGTAACAAGTGGTCACATGTTGGTGACATAGAAAATACCGATCTGTTGCACCGAGGCGATCTTCAATACCACATTGAAGACAACAAGGTTCTGCCCGGTGTGGCGCCAGAAGTGGGATTGGCTGCCCTTGACCGTGCCAAGGCCGCCAATGCATTGCCTGAGTACATGACGTACCCAGAGGCCACCGAAGCTTTGTCCAAGTTCATGCCCAGCCCTGAAGAGCAGGCACAGATCAGCACAGACCTTGTCAACCTGTACAAGAAGAACAACCCCGGCATGGCCAAAGGTGGCGCTGTTGCAGATCTGAAAGGTATGGAAGCGCCCGGAGATTACTATGACTCCAACCCGCGCTCGAAGACTGGCATTGATATGCTGGACAGAGCGCTTGACCCGTTCTATGCCGTCAATGCTGGTCTGGATGCCCAGTTCTTGCCAAGCACCGCCCGCTACAAGGACGATGCCGGATCCGAGCATAGCTACACCGCCCCCGGAATGGTTCAAAGCCTGATTGGCTTGGGTAATTACTTGCCTTACGTTAAAACCCCGATGTCAGATGCGTCAGGCGATGCCTACGATCAAGGTGTTGAACGCGCTTTGAGACACGCTCAATTGCCTGACAAAAATAACCTTCCTTTCAATTTGAGGGCAAGCCAGACACTGGGCGAGTTAATGGGCCAGATACCAGTAGGCGGGGAAAGACTTGCAGCAGAAGGCCTGCCAATAATTAAAAAAGCACTGATGGCCATCCCTGAATACTTGGGGCCGACCATGCATCACACTCCCGCCAACCTTATGTTCGGAACAGCTGGTGGCATGGCGTTGACCCCTACGGTACGGGCATTGATGGAACTGGATCAGAAATACCCCGGCGCCGACCTGCCGGGGATGCTGGATCAATTACAGTCTCCTACCTCCCGCATCAACCATATGACTGATCCCGGCATTCGCGAGTTGATATCCCAGCACCGGGCTGAGAAACAAGCCGAAGCGTCAGACATTGCTGACAATATCCGTCACAATATGATGACTCAGGGTTATGCTAAGGGCGGCCTCAAAGTCAAAGACATTGCAGAGGAAATAGCAAAGTCTGCCGAAAAGGCTGCTACCAAACCGGCAAGTTACGATATGGCCAAAGATGCTAAGATTAGGCTATATCGAGCATCCCCTGATGACTATGTGACTAGAGGAACGAGCTTTACTGAAGATGCGGAGACAGCCCGAGCATACCAAGATAACCCCGGTTTTGGTGGTTCCGAAATTTATTCAACCCGCATCAACCCCAAAAACGTGCTGGATCTTTCGGATGAAGAAGATCAGTGGACGGCTCTTTCCAGTGCTATTGGTGAAGAAATAGAACCAAGTCGATATGCATATCACTTTGCACGTTCACTTACTGCCGATGATTCCCTGACTGATAAACTTGCAGAGAGCGGTGTGGATTGGATTAAATTCAGGGATGATTTTCCAGAAGGTTCAAAAACGTGGATTCCTGTGTCAGACAAGGCAATAGATAATGCCTCTGAAAACAATTATTTATTTAAACCCAAAAATAAAAACAAAGGCGGCTCAGTGCGTGGATATGCACAAGGCGGCCTGATTGACTTGGTTCAAAAGTATGGCGGCGGTGGCCTGAAAGGTGGTGATGTCTCGCCAATGAGCTACGACGAGTTAGCGGCGCAGATGCAAAGGATTGGTGAAGCGCCGAGAGAGGCCCAGACCCCTGAATCGCGGACCACGGTCCGGGAACAGACTGAAAGCGCGAAGCTGCTGGAGCGTTTGGCTGCAGCTACTCCGTTAGAGCAAGACCTCTATAAACTATCAGGTATGGAGCCGGGATTAGATCGCGCAGCCATATGGCCAGTGGCGGGTAGTCGTGAAAAAGGTAACTTGCAGCTTGCTGTTCCGGGCGCACTTTATGGGACAGCGAAATACGCAAACGCTTCCGGTGCGGCTGCGCGTGGGGTACCTGTAGGCAAAGATGAAGCTGTGGATGCGGCCATGAACATGATCGGTATGAATGCGCCGTTAGGTATAGCAACAGCGGCGGCATCGGGGCCGGGAGAGGTTATACTTGGATCGTTTGGCAGTGCAATAAAAGAGTTTCCTCAGTTGAAAAAGCTGGCTCCGTATCTGACGGATGAAGAAAAGGCTTTGTTTGATAACCCGCAATGGAGAAAGCAGTCCGATAACACGCTAAATATTTACAAAGAACTTCCACCAGTAAGAGAGATGGCTACAGTTGCGAAAGCTGGTGGTGCCAAAAAAGGTTGGTACAAAGATAGCTATGACGCAATCCAAAACATATTTGAAAACGCAGAATATCATGATGACCCAGAAAGGTTTACAGCCCTACTAGCCGCGTTGTCGCCACAAACAAGCGTAGAAAGCAATTTGAGAAACGCCTTGGCAACATGGAAAAATTGGTTAGCAGCCGGGAGACCGCAAGACCCTGATAAAATATTAAAGGTGATGGGTGATAGCGTTGAAGGAAACAAAGGTATCGAGTCAGTTCTTGGGGCATGGAGAAACAATTCGTTCCGTGCATTAACATCCCCGGACGCAAAACAAATGTTGGGAACTACAGGGTTGAGCGGCCCCAAAGTGCAATCGTTTTTCCGCAATCTTGCCGGGGATTTTGATGAAGTAACAAACGATGCGTGGATGGCTAAATTATCCAGCATTAATCAGTCGCTCTTTGGCGGTCAAAACCGCGCATCATTTGCAGATAAGTTTGGGAATGTCGGCATAAAAGGGCCGGGGTATCTGGCGCAAAATGCGAAGCAGCGTCAAGCCGCAGAACTTTTAGGATGGGATCCAGCAGAAGTACAGGAGACCGGCTGGTCGTTTGGCAAGACTCTTTCTGATTTGGCTGGGCAACCAAATTATGTAATAAAGTCGATGGAGAACTCTGGGATTGCAGTGCCAGAGATGTACAGGGGGCTTCCTGTGCAAACTGCAGAATCAGCGTTGCGTGGCGGGTATTTAACTGATGAAGCTATTGGTGGAACGCCAGCATTTGGCGACTTGATGCATGTGCCTGAGTATCGCGATCTGCTCACTGGAGCCGGATACTCTTTGCCAGAAAGATCAACAACGGTGAAGCAATATACATCACCGTATGATCGCATAAGCACGGCACCAAGTGATTTGGCAAAAACGCAAGAAGGAAGGGATTTGATTATGGCATCAAGGCGTATAGATAAAATGCAGCGTAGATCGGATGCGTATCGGGCTATTGATATGTCTAATGAGCTTATGGCAAAAGCGTTAACTGGCAAAGATCGCAGATCTGCTGCACAGAGATTAAATCAGGCATCAAAAATGTTGCAGAGGTCTACGTCAGAACTTCCGATGGTTGATGTAGATCCGGCGTATAGGGGATTTCTTGGGAGCAGTGACGCCGCGGGTTATGCTGGCGGCGGTTCAGTAGAATTCCAAAATCTGTACAACAAGTACATAGGATAAACGAGACAAATTATGGCCAAGTCGACAGACGAAGAACTCCTGAAGAACGACGCGCTCGGCAACGATGACGAAGGCGAGACTGTAGATCTGCCTAACGAAGACAGGGGCGTGACCGACACCGAAGACGGCGGCGCTATGGTCAAGCTGGAAGATTCGGAAGACGAGAAGAAGAACCTCGAACACTTTGCCAACATCGTTGACGATGTCGACCAGTCGATGCTCAAGGAATCCGTCAATGACCTGCTTGAGAAAATCGAGCGAGACAAAGAAGCCCGCGAGAAGCGCGACAAGCAATACGAAGAAGGCCTGCGCCGTACTGGTTTGGGCGACGATGCCCCCGGCGGTGCCCAGTTCACTGGCGCCAACAAAGTAGTACACCCGATGTTGGTGGAAGCCTGCGTTGATTTCTCTGCCCGGTTCATGAAAGAGATATTCCCGCCCGGTGGCCCTGTGAAGAGCAAGGTCAACGGCGAGCAAGAAAAGAGCAAAATGCAGAAGGCCCAGAGAAAGACTGAGTTCATGAACTGGCAGACCACGGAGCAGATGACTGAGTTCCGCGGCGAGCTGGAACAGTTGAGCACCCAGCTTCCCCTTGGCGGTGGCCAGTACATGAAGTTCATGTGGGACGCCCAGCGTCGTCGCCCGCACTCCGAGTTCGTAGCCATCGACGACGTGTACCTGCCGTTCGCTGCGACCAACTTCTACACTGCCGAGCGCAAGACCCACGTCCAGTACATCACCAAAATGGAATACTCCAAACGGGTCAAGTCTGGCATGTACATAGACGTTGACTTGGGCGCTCCGGACGATCCGGAGTACAGCAAAGCATCGCAAGCCAACGACAAGATCGAGGGCCGCAAAGACCTGAGCTACAACGAAGACGGCCTGCGCACCCTGTACGAGATCTACACGTACTTTGACTTTGGCGATGAGTTCAGCGACGGCGTGGCGCCCTTCATCATCACTGTAGATAAGTCGACCGAAAAGGCTTTGGCCCTGTACCGCAACTGGGAACCGGACGATTTGCTGTGCCGTGAGCTGGACTGGATCGTTGAGTTCCCGTTCGTGCCGTGGCGTGGCGCCTATCCTATCGGCCTGACCCACATGATTGGCGGGTTGAGCGGTGCGGCTACCGGCGCCTTGCGTGCGTTGCTGGACAGCGCGTTCATCCAGAACATGCCTACCATGCTCAAGCTAAAAGGCGGCCCCGGCGGCCAGACCCTGAACCTGCAGCCTACCGAGATTGCCGAGATTGAAGGCGGGGCACTGGTGGATGACATCCGCAAGATCGCCATGCCCATCCCGTTCAATCCCCCAAGCCCAACACTGTTCCAGCTGCTTGGATTCCTTGTCGACGCAGGTAAAGGCGTGATCCAGACTTCCTTCGAGAAGCTCAGTGATCAAAGCGCCACCCAGCCGGTAGGGACAACGATGGCCCTTATCGAGCAAGGCATGGTCGTGTTCAGCAGCATCCACTCGCGCCTTCATGGCTCAATGGCCCGCTGCTTCAAGATCATTCACCGCATCAACTCGGCGTACCTGACCACCGAAGACATTGAAGCCAGCGATTCCGGGCTGGAGATTGAGCCGTCCGACTTCGATGGCCCGATGGATGTGGTTCCAGTCAGTGACCCTGCGATCTTCAGTGAGACCCAGCGGTTTGCCCAGATTCAAGCGATCATGCAAAGGGTTACCGCGGCGCCACAGATGTACGATGCCCGCAAAGTAGAAGAGATGTTCCTGCGCGTGATGAAGATCCCGGCAGACGACGTCCTGAACCCGGTGCCCGGCACGGAGGACATGGATCCGGTATCCGAGAACGTGGCAGCCGCTATGGGCCGCCCGGTTTACGTGTTGCCGTCACAAGACCACATGGCACACATGATGATCCACATTCCGTTCCTGAAGTCGCCGTTGTTCGGGTCTAACCCGGCCATCGCCAAGACCTACCTGTACCCAATGGCCATGCACCTGCGTGACCACCTGTTGAACTACTATCTGGTTGAGTCGCACAATGCCGTCGATATGGCGCAAAAGCAGAACCTGATAGAAAAAGACGCACACGAGCAGGTCAAAGTTGTATTGCAAGTCCAGCAGTTCATTGAGAACCAGTTGGGATCGTTTGCACAAGAATTGGCGCAGCTAGATCAGTCTGCACAGCAGTTCAAGCCACAGCCCCAGATGCCGCCAGACAGCAGCTTGCAGGTAGCGCAGATGAACAACCAGCTGCAGGGTCAGGCATTGCAGCAGCGTGCACAGAGCGATCAAGCCAAGCTCCAGCAGCAGACACAGCTGGGTCAGGCCAAGTTGCAACAAGACGCGCAGTCGGAACAAGCCAAACTTGCTGCCAAGCAGGCAGAGCTTTCCCAAAACGCGGAATTGGAGCAGTTACGCCAGATGGCAGAGTCGCAGCGTGACGCGACAGACATGCAGACACGTGAGCGCATGAACACCGCCGACAACGACACAGCTAAAATGCTGGCTGCCGCCGAGATACAGTCAGGCGAAAGAGTAAGAGTCAGTACAGGTACAGGTATAAACCCCAACCCCTAGGAGAATTGTATGAGCGACAAACCAACCACAGGCACCGTTCCCATGACCGGCGCTGACGTAAAACAGAAACACCGCATGGCCGCTGGCGAGAAAGTCACCGGTCAGACCTTGCCGTCTGCACCAAAAGTCGTCAAGACCCCTGCATGAATGTAGAGACAAAGCTATTGAACCGCCTCAAGGCCGAGCAGCAGTCCTATGCTGTAGAAGCCTTGAAGCGCCCCCAAACACGAGATGCTTTCGAGTACGGGCATCGTGTTGGCGTCATGGCAGGTTATGAGGCCGCCCTTAATGTACTACTTAAACTATTAGATGAGGAACAAAATGGTGACAACGACCTCTGAGAGCGCATTGGTAGAGGCTTTCCCAGCAGTAGAAGCTGGAATTCAGCCTTTCGGTAGCCGCGTTCTGATACAGATCCGAACCCCCAAGAACAAGACCTCTGGTGGGATTATTCTTCACAGCGAGACCAAAGACACTGAAAAGTGGAACACCCAAGTCGGCAAAGTAGTGTCAGTTGGCCCTCTGGCGTTCAAGAACCGCAACACAATGGACAGCTGGCCTGAAGGCAGCTGGTGTAAAGAAGGCGATTTTGTGCGTGTAGCTAAGTACGGCGGTGATCGCTGGGAAGTAGCCACAGACAAGTCCGACCAACCCGCAATGTTCGTCATATTCAACGACCTAGACATCATAGGCCGGGTAACTGGCGACCCCCTCAAAATCAAGGCATTCATCTGAAAAGGAGATGACGTATGGCTGAAGTAATGAAAGAAGACGACGAAAAAGACGACATTGTAATCATCGAAGACAAGGCGAAAATGACGCCTGCCGATGACGACCAAGAAGACGAGCGTGCTGTCCAAGCCGAAGAGGACAACGCTGAGGACGACAAAGAACGTGAGGCTATCCGCGAACGGCGCCGCAAGGAAAAGGTTGAGCGTAAAGAGCGCCGGGACAGCGCCATTAAGCGTGACAAGACCGAGCTGGACTTCCTGCGTGGGCGTAACGACGACCTTGAGCGGCGGTTGACTGCCCAAGAACAGCGTGCGTATCAGGGTGATATCAGTGCCATAGACCAGAGCATTGCCCAAGCCCAACACCAAGCGCAGCTAGCCGAGCAGGTAATTGCCAAAGCCGTGAATGCTGGGGTAGGCGAAGACGTCACCAAGGCCATGCGTTACCGGGACGAAGCCCAAGCCCGCCTACAGCAGCTGGCCTACGCCAAGCAGCAGGCAGCCCAGCCACGTCAGGCGCCCGCTATTGACGACCGCACCATGCGGCATGCTCAGGAGTTCATCAATGAACATCCTTGGTACGACGCTCAGGGCCGGGACGAAGACTCGTCTATCGTCATTGCGATTGACCAAGCAATGGGCCGGGACGGCTATAACCCGCAAACTGAAGAATACTGGATTGAGCTTCGCAAGCGTGCCGCCCGCCGGATGCCTGAGAAATTCAACAACAATAAACGGGAAGTCCGGGAAGACCGAGAAGACCGAGAAGAGCGCGTTGCTCGTGGCGGCCCCGCGGTTGGATCCGGCAGGGAGCATGCCCCGGCATCGACCCGCAAAGAGATATACATCAGCCCCGAACGCAAGCAAGCATTGGTGGAAGCTGGCGTGTGGGAAGACCCGGTCTTGCGCATGAAATACGTCAAACGCTACTCGGAATACGACAAGCAAAACAGAAGCTAAAATAACAGTTGAACTGTTTGCGTTTTTCTGCTTATCAACCTATACTATTTACCAATCGCTGAAAGGAGCGACCATTATGACCGACGAACGCCTGAAAAAATCTGCTGGGGACAACCGCGAAAGCCGTGCGATGAAAGATCGCGCCGTAACTGAAAATCGCGAGATTACCGACGACGAGCGGGTAGAAATGTTCCGTCAACAATTTTTCCAATCAAGTTTGCCTGATTTACCGAACATCGCAGGCTGGCACATGTGCTGGCTTACAACGACTAACCCTCGTGATTCTATACACACACGTATCCGTCTAGGGTACCAAGCTGTAAAACCAGAAGATGTACCGGGCTGGGAGTATGCAACTCTTAAGACCGGAGACTGGCAGGGATTCATTGGGGTGAACGAGATGCTGGCTTTTAAACTGCCCATGTCCTTGTATGAAAAATACATGACAGAAGCGCATCACGACGCTCCACTCCGAGAGGAAGAAAAGCTGACTGATACCGCTGAGTTCTTGGAGCAGCAAGCACGCGCATCTAAGTCTAAACTGCAGCTTGGTGAAGGCAATTCTGAGATTGGTCAACGCAGGGAAGCTCGTTTCGATCTTTCCTGACCGAACCTTTAAACCAACTTGGAGTCACTATGTCTACGACTAGCGCACCATATGGTTTTCGTCCGTCTTTCCACAACAGTGGACAAATGCGTCCGAAAGCCTACACGATTGCCAGCGCATACGCTGCGTCAATCTTTTCCGGCGACCCCGTCAAGCTTGTAGCTGCCGGGACAATCGAACTCGGCTCATCTGATGGTACCCGTTCAGGTACAACTGATGGCATCACCCTGCTTGGCATTTTTGCTGGTGTTGAATATCTTGATTCAACCGGCAAGCCTACCATTGCACCGTTCTGGACTGGCGGCACTTCAGGCACAAGCATTGTTGCATGGGTGTACGATGATCCAGAAACTCTGTACGACGTACAGTACGCCAATCCGGGAACTCCGGGCACCACATCGGTTCAAGTCGATGTTGGCGCTCAGTGCGACTGGCGTGTAGCTTCTCCCGGTGGATCCACTTCCACTGGCATCAGCAGCACGTACCTTACAGCTGTGCAGGCCACTTCTGGTCAGTTCCAGATCACCGGCTCTGCATACCTTATCACCGACTCTTTAACTGATGCTTATGTAAACATGACCGTTCGCTTGAACGAAGCTGCTTACAAAGCCCCAGTTAACGCAATCTAGGAGGCTTAGACAATGGCTACCCCAATGCGTAGTACAGATTTTAGATCTGTTGTTGAGCCTATCCTGAATGAAGTTTTCGACGGCGTTTACGAACAACGCGCAGACGAATGGAAAGGCGTATTCCGTGAACAGAAAGGCATCCCGCGCAACTACCACGAAGAACCCGTTCTTTATGGTTTTGGCGCAGCGCCTGAGTTGCCCGATGGTATGGCTGTAAGCTACCAGTCTGGCGGCGTGCTGTTCCTGCAGCGTTACCTCTACAAAGTCTACGGTCTGGCTTTCAGCTTGACCAAAGTGCTTGTAGAAGACGGCGATCATATCCGTATCGGCCAGACCTATGCCAAACACTTGGCACAGTCCCTGATCGAAACCAAAGAAACGCTGGCTGCAAACATCCTGAACCGTGCCTTTAACAGC